TTTGATGTGAACTCAAACCCGAACTGCGCAACGATATCTGTAGCCACTTACTCACCTATATTTGAATTGTATTTATCAACAACGATAGATTCCCATATTAGCATGGCATCTTCAAGATCAATAGTTGACCTCAATTCCTTCATCATCATAGGGCTTTTAGCTATGATTGTTCCGAGGATAGGGTCGATATTAACTGTAGCAATGAATCTGTCGCTGCCCCCGCCGCGAGACTTAATATTGAGCGGGAGCCTTCTGGCAAAAAACTTGTGTTGTATGCAAGCATTTCGCTTTCCAGTGCTACTAGCGTTTCCATATCGCCAACGTGTACTGATGTGAACGCTGGAGACTCGCCGAGGCAGTGAGCCTCATTATTCACATCAACAGTTACATGACGCATGATGCAATTTGTTATTGCCATCTTTTCCATAGGAGAGGATATTTTTGGCAATGACGCATGAATGTAGTGATCAAATAACGCTTTGCCTGTCATGGCGTCAAATCGATGAATGGTGAATTTTCTCTCATCTCCATCCATGTCAGTAATAGTTATTGACTTGGGTTTAAGCAAGTCATCAACTTTAGGCGTTATCTGGTCAAAGTAATCTATAAATGGCTGGTTGTTAGTTACTCCCATTATCCTGTGAAGCCTCCGAATTTGAATGAGTAAGTTTTAGTCGTTTTGCGGCCCGAAGCATCAGCGCTGGGTAGCGGCGCGTACTCCGCACAAATACCGGTAGTGAATAGCGCTTTCTGCCCATCTGGATAAGTCCAAGCTAAAGTCACAGTGTCATTTGCAACACTCTTGCCAGCTTGAACGCGATTCATGTTGAAGGCAGCTGAAAGGTTTTTATCATCATTGCCCCCTGGTATAACTGAAATCTCTACATCTAAAGAGTTAGCAGTTGCCCACGTCACAAAATGACCATTAATACCCATTGCGCCGTCACCAATCTGAACGCCGTTAACTGTTATTGCACCAGTGTCATCAGAGAATTCCGTTAACTCAAACGGAACCCCCTTCAGGCTATTTGAAAAAGTAATTAAGCCGCTCTGGCCTGTTACGCTAATATTTGGCATGGTTTTAACCTCCGCTTACCGCAATGTTACGGCCTTCAATAAATTTGATTGAGTCACCCATTACATAAATTAGAGTGTAATCAGCTTGGAATTCAGTGCCGTTTTTAGATAGGCTAATGGTCAAATAATAACCATTGTTCTCTACCTGCAAATAAGCGCGTGGATCATTTGTTAATGTGGTGATTGCGCCGATGGTAGATATATCGAGCGTGTTCCCAACACTAAAAGAGCCGTTAATCAAAGCCGTATCGATAGTGGGCTGCATGGCGGACTCAATGTACTGAAGACCTGCAGTATTTGCGCTAACGATAGGGCTTGATAGCTGCATGTTAAGCAACGCAGCCACAATAGAACTCTTAATCCATATCTCGTTAACGTATGGGCCTATATTCATAATATCCGTACCAACAACACCGGACATTGCGCCGCGCTGGTAGAATGCTATTTTTTGACCTTCTGTTTGGGTTTGCGCGTAGATGTTCATGCCTAAACCAGTGTAAAGCTCATAATCAGCAAAATCTGTGAAAGCATTAGCCTCATAAACGCCATATTGGTAATACATGTATGACTGCGCAGCGCCGGGGTCTGAAAAGCTTGTAGCACCACAAATTAACCCAGGGAAAAATTCAACGTAGTCGGGAGCAGTTACGGTAATGTCCTTTATGGCTGTGATTGCTGTCCCGCCAGTTAGTAGCATTTCGTTAATGTTTGCCGCGTAATCTCCACCAGCAGCATAAAGCGCCACATCCGAGCCGTACAAGAATAAGAATTTATTATTATATGTATTTAGCAGTGCCGAAGTGGAGAGCCCCATTGATGCGTCTGAATCAACACCGCATAAGCCGGTGCTAAAGAAATTATCCGACGTGGCAATTGAGTCCGCAATGCGCTCATCGATAATTGTGGCAGCGTCTTGGCCAAGTGAAGCCACAGACCCAGTAGACCAACCGACAGCAACGAGGAAAGCAGTTCCGGCAGCATCGTCAGGGGTTACGGTAACTGAAGTCTGAACTCCGGCAGGAAAGTTTATAATCAATCTTGCCGTGTCCGTGTTGTATACGCATGTAGCGCCAGTGAATACAGCGTCAGTACCAGCAGCAAGCGCCGTTTGCACATCGGCAGCAACGTCAGTCATTGATGAGGATGAAGCCACCACAACGGCAAATGATTCTTCGGTGCCTGATACATCGATGGATATATTATACGTATCAGCAGGCAAAACCGTGTGGCCTCCAGATGTGCCAAAGTACTGAGCGCCTAAGGCTGCAATATTAGCATTGTAAAAACTAAGCAATTTAGGCGAGCGAACCAGCTTTGATGTAAAGCCGAAATACTGCACGGCAAAAGTATATTGAGGGGATGTAAACCCAAACCATTCACCAACTTCTTTGGCGCGTTTGAATTCAATCACAGTGCCAGTAGGAAATTCAGTAACATCGAGGCACATACCCCGAAACCCACTATCCCGACCATCCAGCAGGGAAGCGCCCGCAACCCCCGAAATGATATTGATATATTCGTTAATTGGAACGCTCATATTTTAAATCTCTATTTGTTGTTTATAAATAAGTCAATAGTGTATCACAAGGCTTTAAAAATCCGCTATTCAGCGCTTATGGCAAAGTTTCAGTGCTGTAAACCTCGCCAATAATTGTATCTATTCTATCACTTGCGTAGTCGAAGTCCTGCGTATAGTTAAGCGTCATATCGAATGTAGGCTCCGGCTGAAACTGATCAGAGTTATTCAGGGGCTTATGATTTGTAACTTCCGGAATCTTCTGTATTCCTATTCCGAACTGAAGTAGTCTTTCTATCGCCTCTGGCGTCTGCATCCACATGGATAGCATCACAGCGGCATCGTATGATGATGGCCTAAACAACCCGTAATCCCCTCTAATGGGCGTGGAAACCTCCAACAATTTAACTTGAAAAGGCTGTATTAATATTTGCTTTGGCGTTGCCGATATAACAGTATCATCTTCTGTGTAACCGCGAGACTGAGCGCCGTAGTTGAGCGCATCCATGCTAAAAATGTAACAAGTCATATCCGCCGGAACGTTGGCCATCTCGGTGTTAAATGAGCGTTCAATCGGAACCTGAATACCATAGTCTGAATTAAACCGAGCCGCCCACAATTCCATTTCATTAATAAGTATGGTGAATATTTGATTCTCTAAAATCATTAAGGCTGCTCCAGCAGTGCAAACTCTTCAAAAACTTTGTAGAGCGGCTGCGTAACCGTAACTTGGCCAGCAATGGAGTCGCCAGTAACATTAACTATGCAAGCGTAGCCAGTTAACTGACTGAGCGGAGCGGGGGTCGTGAATTGATCTGAAATCATCTCGCCTAAATCCCTTGAATACAGAGTTATTTTTGCTGTGACCGAATCCACTTCAGCCAATGACAGCCCGTAAATATCGGAATCAATCTCTTCAATTGGCCTTAAATCATCGTACTCAACGAAATCACCAGGCGTTACCAGTTGAAATGTTGTCATGGCCACACCCCTAGCTACTAGCGTATAGGCAAGGGTTGAGGTTGAGTCGAGCGAGAAAGCAGCCCCCACAGCCCCGTTGGATATGATATCCAGAGACCCGGGCTCAATGGTGAAGTTGAATCCGCTCTCTTCTGCTGGAATGCTTATTTCTTCACTTCTCATACCTGAAAGCGTATCTATTTCAGCGACAGAAAAAGATATGTCTGATTCAATTACAGTATTCATAGGGACTAAGTTAAATCCAGTTACGCCGCCATCATCCTGATTAACTTGAAGACCGTTCGCAGGAATTATTTCTTGGAATGGAATCTCTATGCATATGTAGCTATCAAACCCATCAGTATCTTGCCACCCTGTACGGGTAGATACTTGGTATGTTTTCCCGCTAAAATTAAACCTTGAAAGCCCTAGGCTATACCTCTGCATAGCAGTCAGTGATGGCGTTGAGTACACATGCTTATAATTCTTATGCATAGTCAGACCGTGATCAATAAACATTTTACGAGTAACTGAGTTTACCTTCAGGCATGCTTCGTAAGGAATCCCGTCACCAGTATAAATCTGTCCAGCTGAGTTCTTTTGCCTTTCCCCTGGAGGAACCACCATTACAAGCTGGGGAGGGATTATCGATAGCGCGACATCTAAAAGGCTCACTTATTGCCCACCCTATGATCAACAGAATTAAACATTAACATCGTATCCTCTAGGGGCTTAGTACTGTTATTTCCACGCTCCCGCCTTTCTGCAATAGTTCGAGGAGATAGCACCGGAGACTTAACGCGATTAATGGATTTCTTGATATCCTCTTCGACTATCTCGCCCAGCACATCAAATATCTCAATGACATTCAAGCCACCTTTGGCAGCACCGCCAGCGCTTTGCCTTACAATCTCAATCCACTTTTTCCCGTTAACCGCAAGTGTTGGCCGTATAAATGGGCGTGGGGGCTGCTGTTTTTGAGCTACCCCATATTCATTATCGTAAGCTACGGAAGCAACCGACCTGCCATCTTCATACTTTGGCCCATCAAAAAATCCCGCACTCATACGCACAACTTTAGGTGTTTTCTCGATAAAATCGATCAACGCTTTTCCAGCTGGAGTTATGGTCGCGGTATATTTCACAAATAATCATTCTGGGCATTAAGGCCGGTCATTACAGCTGACCCACCAAGATAGAATCCGCCTGCGGTATTCGCTTTAAGCATGGCGATATACTGTGAGCCGTACGGGGTTTGACTGAAAAACCAGAAATAATAATTATCTTGAACTGGTGGAGGCATTACCGTTGCCGAAACATCGCCAATGGTTGACGATATAGCAATAGTATTACCTCCAAACGGAGACTTAGAATCAGTGCCAGCGGCAATTAAATCATTGTAAGCCATGAGGTGAGCTGTAACATAGTTCAACATCATAAATTGAGCTTGTAAATCGAACAAGCAGCTCACCTCACCATCAAGATAAGTCCACGATAAACACCAATACCAATCAATTACAGAATCAGGGTAATCAGTTTCATTTGCAAATGCAGGGAATAACTGCCTAAACAATGCATAATTAGGCTGAATATACCCGTCAATAACTTCTGGTACTGGTAGCGCCATGACCTACCCCTTAGATGTCAAGCTGCTTAGTGGTTACTTCAGCGCTTGCTGTAGCCTTGCCAGAACTCTCAGCAGCTCGCAATGTTGCATCAGTGTGAGCGTAACCTCCATCTTTATCAGCCATCTCTTCCTGTACGATAGCTTCAATCTTGGCACGGGTATCGATAGTCTTACCGGTAAATGATAAGAATCCATTTTTATGGTGCTTGAACATCGACTTATTATTAATCGCTGCCATGAATTGCTTGCCGGTGAATTGTGTAGCTGTACCGTTTGGAGTTACTACGCCACGGAAACCGATACCTGCAACGCCAGAGCCGCCATACACTACTAGCGAGTCAGATTGCGTAGGCGTACCACCTTCACCAACTTTATGCACTGAGCCGTAATCGTTGCTAGCGGCCATTTTTGAAATAATGGTAACTGTACTGTCATCCGCATGCGCTTTTTTCATTTCTTCAATCCACTTAGAATGTGGGGTCTGCGCTGCACGAACTACTTGCGTGTTTTCGTCTTTATTTTTACTCATGTTGTTTTCTCTTTGGCTGGTTTATAGAATTAAAAAAGGTAGAACACATTACGCATTCTACCTTTTCAGTGTCGCTATGCAAAACCGGTATTAAATACCAGTGCCACGAACGTTAGCGAAAGGACGTTTCAAGATACAACCGGCTGTAGCATTGCTGTACGCCTCTTTGTAACCTTTGGTCAATTGCTGAACGCCTAGAGCGCGGTAACGTGAAGGAACAACTTGCTCCCAAGTATTGCCGCCATCAGTACCTGAATCTGCAACGTTATCAGCGAAAATGTAAATAACATTCTCACCACCGTTGGCTGCATCCATTTGAGGAGCAACAACCACACGCGAACGAGGGTAGGTCTTCTTCAAATAATCCAGAACTGAGAAGCCTAAAGCACCGTTAACGCTGGTGTTATTTAGGTACTGAGCGCGACTTGGGCCAATAACAATTGTAGTTGCATCGGTTGCTGGGTCGATAATGCCGTTTGATTGGGCTTGTAGCTGGGCATACAGTTGGACGAACTGATCAACAATGCCTTTATAGCTAATCAAATCCCATTCAGTGTCACCACCTTCTTGCTTCAATGGCAAGTAAGCACCAAGACCCGGATCATTCAAAAAGCCGTAAGTTGCGCCAGCGCCATCGTTATAACCGTTAAAGCCGATTAAGTTACGAGAGATTTCTAAAGCCATCATCGCAGCATTACGTTTTTCAGCGCTATCTGAGATGCGGATTTTAGCAGAACGCTCTTGCTCTAAAATGCCGACTTGAATGCCGTTATCACGACGCACGATAGTACGACCATCAAAGCTCACAGTGTAATCACCAACTTGTACGTTAGTGGTGTCGCTGTACGGCTGAGTTTCGCCAGAGTGCTCCATGATAGTGTAAACAACTTGCTCATCAGCCCAATCACCAGCGGTTTTAACGCCTGTGATTGTATCGATCAAGCGAGGAGCTTTTAACACGTTAATGTGACCAGGCATCCACGTTTGGTTGAACTGCACCAAAGATGGGACGTTTTGCGGCAATACTGCAGGCGCTAAACCAGCATCCATCGCAGCAGATTCAACAGCGTTATCAAAACCGGTAACATCTTGATTTACACGTGTGTAGCCTTCCATTAATCCGCGCTGATAATCAGGCGTGAAATGAATACCTACAGTCGCCAAGTTAGCAATGTCTGCATCCAAGATATGTGCATCTTGAGCAACAGACAAACCGCCTACATTAACAGCAGAGATGTCGCTGTGGACGGGGGATACGTCCGATTGATTATATTTTCTCATCTTATACACCCGCCAACATGTCAGTTGAACCAGTTAATTGAATGATACCAACTTCATCAGCAAGAACGTTACAACGAACCACTGAAGCGCCGATAATTTGAGTTTGACCAACTGCAGGTAATGCACCTGGGGCGATAGCCGCAAGAGCACCTGTCGTGTCATCAAATACCACACCGTCACCAATATTGGCAGCGGTTGAGAATGTAACAAATACACCTGGAGTCTGAAGAACTAACCCAGCGGTTGATTCGTTTGGCAGTGTAATGGTATCGGCTAATGGGTTGCCAGCAGCACCAAAAGAAGAATGCTCCTTAGGGTTCCACAAGATGCCAGCGAAAGAAACGCCAGCGCCGCCAGCTTCAGCGTAACCATCGTTACCAGCTCCGGCTGTTTGAGTGAATGCGCTACCAAAAACGTTATAGGCAGCATCTGCACTATTTAAAGCTTTTGGTTGTGCGAATGTCGGGCCTTCAATTGCGCGGTTGCCCACGTAACCAATGACTTGGCTTTCATATACTTTATCAGCAGCTTGAAAAGTCATTACATTTCTCCTTTCGCGTAATTTGCGATAGATGAGTTAACAGGAGCTGCATCTTCAGCATCCATTGCGATAGGCGTTTTTGGCTCTGCCATTTGAGCAACAGCAGCTGAAAAAACAGTATGTTTAACAGCGGTGTCTTCGTGGTCGCAAGCAATAGACATTTTATCCATTGAGTACGTCAAAATGTCACCCAAGCTCATATCGGCATGATCAAACGCGCCAATGTGAGGGGATGCAGAATCGTACACTTCACCAATCAAAGCAGAATCAGCAGCAACCGAAGATGCTTCCATTTGAGCCTTCATTGAAATAAATGTAGGGTGCGATTCAACCAAAGCAGTCACAGCTTCAGCATCTAAACCGGTAGCGGAATCAGCGGCTTCTGACTTTTCGCCATCTTCCATATCTTCAGCTTTTTTCTTCTTGGCGCGTTCCTCTCGGTCTGCGTCAACTTCTTTTTTAGTTGCTTCAGATTCGTCAAGAGCGGTAGCTACGGCAGCAGCGACAACAGACTCAATGCGTGAATCAAAAGCTGCAGCCTGAGCGGTGGCATGTTCGCCGAACAGCTCCGTCATTAGCGCTCTTACTTCTTCTGGATTCATACTAAAATTACCTTCATTAATTTCACTATCTTTAACAGCCACTTGGCTTCCCATTCGTCCAGCCTTAACCGAGGCAATGTGATTGGCTCGTAGGTTGATCTGCAGGAAGTCATATGACTGACCTTTATAAACCCCCGGTAAATACACGTAATCGCATAGATACCCAAGACTTAATTCTTTCTTACCCCCGTTAATCTTTTTGTCAAGATCATTCGAGAATAATTGAAGATTAGCATACAAGGTATCATCCTCAAAATAGACCTGTTCGCCTATAACGCCCTCCACGCCTTTCTCTTCGGCAGGCTTATAGCTACCACCTAGCATTTCATGGTCATCAATCCATGGCTTTAGCTTTAGTGAATCGATAAATATAGGGTCTGATAGCGCCTCATCAGATCGCAGCACATTGTAAACCTTCGAGTCATCAAGCTCTGCAAGGCTGCCGTCTGGATTTTTAGCGCCCCGCATTGATTGGCCGGTATAAGGGTAGATGCCAACTTTTGAAATCGGATTATCCTTTACCATGTACCAGTTCTGCCTGTCGTACTCCCTTTCGGTACAAGCGGATCTATCCAAAGCAAACGACTGAAACGCACTGTTTAGCCTTTTCTTTTCTAATCTTTTACTCATTACGCAAGTCCTACAATTGTAAATAGCGAAATTTCACCGGACACCAACTCAGCAGCTGAAGCCTGACTTGGAGGTGCAGAGAAAACGCCTCCGCCCTGATTTATCAGGAAGCTGTCTATACTATTAATCCTTACATGCAGGGATGAAAATTCAGGTGCTGAATCAGCAAGAATTATAATTAAATCATCAACACCATTAGTTGACGCTATGCTAACTATATCATGTCCGCCAACGCTATCAGGGTTTACATCACCTATAAATCCAACGTTTACACCCCGCTCAGTACCACTTAAGGCATCTGGAAGTATCATGTTCACAAGGTCGTAATCTGCTGTCATTGATATTGGGTGCTGCTGCCCTTCAACAAACTTTGATGCAAGCGTGAAATCAGCAATCAAAAAAGACCCAGCCCCATTAAATGATAAAGTCCTAGTTGTTTGGTCTATCGTTAGGTTTATAGAAGTCCATGCAGGCGCTCCAATAAAGTTTACAAAAACTTGCCCCAAGCTTCTTATAGAGTAAAGGGAATCGACCGGCTCGCCGTTGAGTGTCGATGGAATTAAATCACCAGCAGGATCAAAAGTTAACCCTGATGAATACCCTATGTAGCTAGGGATGCCCAAATCCCCCATAATTATTATGTCGACATCCTCCGGAGGAATGGCAGCACCCGGCTTAATTCGCATATCTACATCATTGTTAAGCGACTGCGTGTAGACCTGCACAAATTCATCTATGGGTATTGTCATGCTTTTTTCACCGGCTGCATCATGCACTTGCATCCCCACAATTGACCTGGGTGGCCTTTCTCGCCGGTCTTCTCATCGATAACCGGCGGTTCATCTATGCTGAATATGTTGCCAGCCAATTCAAATTTATGAAAAGGACGCGGCTCTTTGGCCCTGTCGGTGTAAACCCATCTGAAATAATTGAATCCATTACGGTCAAGCAAGGCGCGAGACATGGAATTCGTATCCTGCCTGAAGTTATCGCCAAATTTATTAGCCGTATGGCGCTCGGTAATCCCAACCTGCTTGCCGAAGTACTCAGCAACGCCATCGGATGATTTCGCCCTGATTGCCGTAGCAACCTCGAACGCTATTTTCTCATGGTAAAAGGATTGCGCAGCCATAATGAAGTTGAACATGGCAAAATAAGCTGTTGACTCCATCGATATAAAATCTTTTGAGCTTTCCTTGAATAGCGGCGGTCTTCTTCCGTAATACAGAGGCTGCACGGCTCGCTTTACTGATGTCTTGATTAGCTTGGATAGGCCGTCCGTGTAATTGTAGGCGATGATTTTACCTTCTCGCCTAAACACCTTCTTTTGATCTACATTAATAATCCCTAGGGTTACTTTAAGCTTGCTAGTCAGCTGAATAAAGCTGATCTCTTTGCGGTCGTATTTATTAAACAGAGCCATTATTTTACGCTCTGTCTGCCTCATCATTGGCAATACTAGATTGTTGATTTCTGCCAGCTGATTAGCTGCAAAAGATGCGTTGTATGCGACAACACCGCCAAGCAGGTATTCACCAGCGGAAGCTTCTGAATCATCATCCTCCTCAACCGTAACCGTTCGAATTTCATCCGTCATACTGCTAAACCGTTAACGTCATCAGAATTATCGGACTCAATATTTTTTTCATACTTGTCGAAATCAATCTCTTTGGCTACTTTTTTATCAGGTGCAATAATCATTCTGGAGTCATCAGCCTGCAATGTACTTGTGACATCCTCAGAAGAAATGGCCCCCATGTCGAAATAGATAGAGGCAGTTTCAGCACGTAGTTTTTCAGTTTCAGCCTTTTCCTTCTCGCCCGGCGTATCGACAACGTTCCACTCATGGCATATATGCGGCATTTCCCCGCGATTAGGCTCAATGAATGACTTGTACGCGCGTATGTGATGCCCATCCAGCAGCCGGCTCATATCCATTTGAATATTTGAACACACTTGAGAGTAGTTTTTGTCATCTTGTCCGTTCTCACCTGAAAGGCCGGACTTCTGCTGCTCGCCCATCATCTTAGTGGCAGGAATTCCCGGCACAGCGCAGGCGTAAGCATACTGTCTATCTACTACGTCATCTAAATCCGCCAGTGTTGTTTCTAGCAAATCCATTTCATCAGCATCGCCAATAATCTGAACGCCTTGATTATCCTTAAACTTAACGAATTGCGCCCACTTCTTCATTACTTGGCTGAACTTAGCGCCCATCATTGACATGTCTGCAGACTTAAGAACAAACGTGCGCTTGCTTTGGATGATTTTTGGCACTTCGTTTGAAGATTGCTCAGCAGCGTAAACCCGATTCATTATTAATTGCGGTAAAGGTATGCCGCCGTAAATGTATGACGGCTTTAAAATATCTACAGGGCTTGCATAGCGCATAATGCATAAATGAGAATAGTGGTACATAACGCCATTTACCTGCCACCATGTAGGCTCATAGAATCGACCGCTAGCAGGATTGGCTTGTGCATCTTGATCTAATACCGGCGTAATCCACATGGGGTCAACTTGAGTTATACCCTCGTAGCTTCCCTCTGTTACGCCGTCCGGATTAAATGGCTTCTGATAATACATCTTATCTTTGCTGCGAACCTTATAGATACCCACGCGGATACCAAAAACAGCACCCATATTGGCGAATTCGATCAATTGATTCTGAATATCGAATCGCTTATCGATCTCTTTGAAATCACTAATCACCTCTGCCGGTAATTTATCGCCGTTATTCGTTGTCATCCTGTAACCAGGTCGTGCCGCATCTTGAGCAGGCATTAAGCAGGATTTAAGAACAAACCAGTTTTGAGCAATGATACCGGCAGCCTCATAGCCGATGAATGATTGGTTAGCGTACCAATTCAACTGAATGCCAGCACCTACCCCACCAATACCACCGTAACCGCCATCAGTAAAGCTGCCGCATCCAGCGCTATCCATTGCCATGGAATGACCGTGCTGAATGCCACCACTACGCTTTGCGCTGTTAACGATACCTGCAACGACTTTATTGTAATGGGCTTGCGGGGCTGGCTGAATCTCAGTAAACCCAGAGGCTTGGCGCTCCCTCAAAGAAATCAGCTCTTGAGGCTCCGCTT